ATCTAATTCTCTACCAAATTCTTTGATTTTTTCTTTAAATTCGCTTGTATGTGTCTTCATATTACACCCTCTTTCTTACTGCTATGAAAGCACAACTAAAGCCTTCGTTTGGTGTATCACTGTCCACAATATCTTTGTCTGTTATTTCATAATCTCCTGTATAAGTGTCCATTGTTATAGTTGTTTTTTTGTTAGGATCGTAATATTTCAAACTTTGACGATTGGAATCTAGGATCGGTGCAATTATTTCTGTTTCTTCTTTATTTAATGCTCTAAATTGCATTGTTAACTTTACAAATGTGCCAATTAATGTTCCTGTCATTATTCCTGAAAGTGATCTCCCTGCATCGTTTCCATATAATTTATGGAACTCGTATTTTACTTCAACTAGGTATTGTCCTAATGATAAATAATCGGCCATTCCTGATATCTTTACTTTTATGCTATCTTTGTCTATAAACACTTTGCCATACCTCCTTATTTATTCCCTGCAAAATTATCTTCTGCTCTGATTCTTTCTACTTTTCTGTCTACTTGTCTACTGTAAGCATATACTGGTATAGTTGCATTTATTGTTACGTATTTTCCTATTGCTTCTCCTAGTATACTCATTTGCTGGCTGTCCGTCAAAGGAATAACACCTTCTGGACCACCTTCACCACCTATAGCAACGCCTCTGTTTGGTTGATTAATAATACCACCTTTTGCAAGTTTTATCGTCGGGAATGTTATACCAAATGCTGTTAATAATCCGTTCTTTAATTTGTCAAACAAAGTATTAATGCTGTTTTTTGCACCTGTTGTATCCATATTAAATTTTGTTGTTACAGATTTCTTAACATTATCCAAGGCTTTATTATAATCATTTACTTGACCTTTCATTTCTTTTAATTTTTTGTCGGCTTCTTCTATACTTTTAGCATATTCTTTTGTATTAATAGTAGACTTGCTAGTTTTTTCTGTAGAGGTTGTTGTTTCTTTATTATATTCTTTCAATCTTTCGTTAGTTTTTTGTAATTCCTTTTGAGCATCTTCGTATACACCCTTTTTTGCTCTTAATTCACTTGCATGAGTGTTATCTTCATATGTTGCTTTTTCTAGATACTCTTTATATTTTTTTAACGTTTCGATGTATTCTTTCTTTTGCTGATCTGTCATTTTGCCTGATTCATATAGTTTTTCATATGTTTCAATGCTACGTTTTGCTACTTCATAGTTTTCTATTATTTTTTCTGTTTCTCTGTCCCAATCACCTGTAACGGCAGATATTATCATATCCCACAAATTCATTTTCTTTCTGTTTTCTTCGATAGCCTCGGTATCTGCGTACGTTTTTTCTAGATGATCTTGTATCATTTTAGTTTGTTGTTCTACTTGTTTTTCATTTGCTTTTCCACTTTCTGTTATTGCGTCTATTGTCTCATATAAGCCAAACAAACTATTTTTCCAATTTTCTGCTTCTTCTTTTGCTAGTTTTTCTGCTTCCCTTGCCTCTTTTACGGTATTGTATATTACAGATATTTCAATGGCTATTACGCCGATCCCCGCAAGATATGCGAGCAGACTTGCTATACCAGCCAATCCTGTTCCTGCTGTTGCACCAGCACCACCTATGCCAATAATACTGGCTATTGTTTTTAATAACGCTACACCACCTAGTGCTACCAATATCATGTTAGGATTTTTAGCACAGTAGTCTATTATTTGTTTTACAATTTCGTATACAGGTTTCAGTGCAATTGCTATTCTTTCGATAGTTCCTCTCGTGCCTTCACCAATGTCTTTTATATCAAATAAAACAGACGTGTCGATTCCTGTATCTACACCACCAACATCTTTATTACCTAATGTTTCTATTTCATCAAAACTTGCTTTTAACTTATCGTTGGCTTTGGTTAATCCTTGTGTTGCCTTTGTTTGTTTTTTTAATATAGCCGTATTTGCTTTTTCTATGTAGTTTACGCCTGTTAAAACACTAGCAAAGTACAATACACTCGTTACTAATTTTTTCATCAGTGTTGACACTGTTGTTATTATGGTTTCCATGAATGTGCCTAGAGCAGTCCAGTTTGCCTCCATTTGTTTTGTTGTATGTTCATCTGCAGATAAATATGCGTTTGTGGCCTTCCTTATTAATGTATAGGCACTCCTAATTCCCAATATTCCAAAGGCCAACCTTTTTACACCTTTTGTTAGACTATCCAATAAATTTATCTTTTTTTCTGGTTCTTCTTCATCTTCTTCTGCTCGATCTTTTGCATTCTTTAATTCTATTAGTTTGTTTATTGTTTTTTCTATCTGTAGTCTTAAATTTCTTAAGTCTTCTTGTTGACCAGCAAATACAGGCATGTTAGCAGTATCTGTATATGATTTTTCCAACTTTGCTAATTCATCTTCTGCTTGTTCTATTTGAGCATCAAATCTTTTACTGTCTAAGCCTATAGTTATTATAACTTTTCCGTCTTCATTATTCACAAAAATCACTTCCTCTCTATTCCTAATTTTTGTAATATTTCATTGACATTTTTTTGTTGTTCTTTTGTTATTTTTTTCTTTGGTGATCCTAAACTATAAAATTCCTGTGCCTCTTTTATTCTTTTCCTTGTTTCATCATCTTTTATTTTTGTAGGATCTATGTTTCTTATGTCTCTGATTCTATTTAATATGCAATCTTCTTTTAGTCCTTCAATTAAGTCTATAAATTCCCAAAAATGCAATGGAGTTTTATTTATATCCATTTTAAAATCACTCAAAAAACTTGCCATTATATATTTTCTATCTTTATTAAAGTCCATATCAATTTTACGATTTTTCTGTATTTTTTTCTGTTTTTCGTTTCCGTTGTATTCTAGGAATTTTTCGGCTTTTTCAAAAAATAGTAAGAAGTCTTCTTTAGGTATAAAGTCAAACAGCAAATATACAATTGCCATTGCTCTTTCATAATCCGTTATAGTATCATCATTAATTACGTCAAAGCACCATAATGCTGTACGGTAGTCCGTATCTATTTTGTATTTTTTACCGTTTATTTCTGCATACTCTGGGTAGTCTGTTATCATATAACGTTTTCTCTTCTCTTGTTGTATTTATTCATTAGTTTTTCATTTATACTCTTTGCCTCTAGTCCCATCATATCAAAATGTGACTTATTTCCTAATTCTTTTCTTTTCTTAGACAATTCTTCAAATAAATCATTATACATACTGTAATAGTTTCTATCACCAAATATTTTTTGGCAAGCACCTTCACCTAAAAATTCATCTATTATTTCTCGTAATTTTGTAAACATTTCTTTTTCTATATATGCTATTTTTCTGTTTGCATCTTCTTCTTTGTTTTCTATAATTTCCTTAATTTTATCTATTGTTTCTTTCTCTAGTTTTTCTACCTTATCTATACTTTCATAGCACTTTATAGGTGTTCCAATATCGTTTGTATCTATTTCTATGTAAGTGTTTTCATCATTAAAATATATTCTATATATACCTTCCTTTTTCAAATTAATGGTATTCATTTCATTTCCCTCCTAATAAAAACAGGGCAGGGCAAATCTAGTTGCCTCGCCCTTTTATAGCATTTTTAATATTAGTCGTAATACTATTTATTATAAACTTGTTGATGTTGCTACAAATGTTGGTACTCCGTCTGCATCAAATGTAACTGTACCATTTACACTGTCGCCATTGTAATATAAGTCGTATTCAATAACAGCATCCTCGTTCATGAATTGAGTAATTGCTATCATTCCATCACTTAATGTTGCAGGATATGTACTTCCTGTTCCATCAAACAAGTCAATATCCAATATTTGCGTTTTATAGTTTGTTTTATCTCTTGCATTTTTAACAAACTCAAAGCATGGATCGTTTTTGTAGATAGTTTGTGATACAGATCCTTGTTTTTGGTTTGAACGGTGTATGTTTCTTGCGTTCTTTTCTATAATCCATTTTTCTGAATCTACTTGTGGGTTATAGGAAATTCCGTAATCCGTTACACCAATACCTAAAACTTTAAACGTAGGATTGTCTGCTGATGGTGTTGTATCTAGAAACGTTAAGAATTCGTCTCTGTCCATCTTTGTTATGTCATTAGGTATATTTACAGCCATTTTATTCCTCCTTTATAAACTTGGTATTATTTGTTTGTTATTATTAGCAATATATCGTATTTCTAGTTGTATATTAAATTCTGCAGTATTTGATGTTGTATTGTTTAATGTTCCACAGTTTAAACATCTTATACTTTCTATTCCATCTATTTCAGGCAATATGCCCTTTTTATTATTAGAACTGATAATATATTCAAAGTCTTCAAAAAAACCTATATTTGTAAGATTTACTAGCACTTCTTGTGAATATTCAAATCTGCTTCTGAATGAAAATACATCTCTGTGTTTTTCTATTCCCATAATCCACTTTTCTACCGTACTGCTAGTTGGTATTTTATCTAACGAGTAGTTGTTAGGCTCATTACTTAACATATTCGCATTTATCTGGTATTTTTTATCTTCGGCTAGTTGATCTATTACTGTAATCAAGTATTCTCTTAATTTTGTAATTCTTTTATCTAAATAGTCCATTATCTTCCTCCATGTCTGTTGATGTAGTCTTGTGTTTCTGCTTCAATCTCTTCTAATTCTGCACTCTTCATAAGTTCGTCCCAATATGGACCAGTTCCTGCCGTTGTATAGTTGACAACTGGGCCTGTTGTATATCCAACGTATTGAGCATGTGCATATGGCATTTCATAAATAATGCTATCAACAGTTTCCGTTACATTTTCTCTTAAATGGTCACCCTGTTTTTTATCTCCACTATATGGGACATATTTGTCCATATGGATTCTACAAGTGTGTGTTAAGAATGCATGTGCTGGACCGCCTGTTTGAATTCCTAAACGTTTTTTTATTTCGCTTGCAGGCCTCAAGTCTACTGACATTATTTACCTCCAATATGGATGTGTGGATTGTTTCCAAAAGTATTATTGTTAATACTTGTTATGTTATATATTAGATAATTTTTTAGATCTTTCTGTACTGCTATGTCAAAGGCTAGATTACCTTGTACTATTATATCTCCAATGCTAAAATTCGTTATGCTTAAATTTGCATTTTTATCATATGGAATTCTTATTTCTACGTCATTGGCGTTTTCATAGCCTTTGCGTATACCAGCACCTTTGCCTCCAAAAAACCATGCATTTGAATAGTTATATCTAGTCCACGTTTCTAGTTTAGTTCTTTCATCTAATCCTTTATGGTATATAGTTAATCCGCCGTTGACAAGCATTCGGTTTCCCTCTCATCAGTTCCTAGGTACATTAGGTGTTCATTGTTATAAATAACGCCAAGTAGGTAGGTTCTAATTATGTCGTCTAGTTCGGCACTTTTTGAACTAATTATATCTTTTATAGATGAAGATTTAACATAGGTTACGGAATAGCCATCGGTATTTTCACTCGCTACGTTTCCGTTTTGAGTGGCACTTTCGATACTTTCTGTGTAGTGATCTATTGAATTGATTAGACTAAATACACATAATTTTACTTCTTGTGGGATACTTTGACTATTCGCACCCTTTAATCTAGATTGTGTTTCTATGTCGATTTTTCTTCTTGCTTCGAATTCTAATAAATTAAAAGGAGTTATGTCTAAAGTCCCACCTAAAGACCTATATTCGGGGTATGTTAGGTATTGTCCTTCAAATTGCATAATAACCTCCTTTTCTTAATTATAAACTAGTAGTTCCCTCTGGTACTAATCCTGCGAATGGGAATCTTGAACTTGTTTCGTTTTCTGCATTTACAGGGTTTGGAATTTCCCAACCTAATCTTAATACAACTCTTAATGCAACCATGTCATCTTGTGCTAGGTTGTAAAGAATTGAACCATCTGATGGATCTTGAATAACTGCTTCAGTTAATACTTTGTAAGTAATGTCTTGTCTGATAGCATATACTGCTTGTGAGAAGTCTCCAACTATTAGAGTTGCTTTAGTCTTGTCCCAAACACCGTTATCCATGAATTCTCTACGAATTGATCCAATTTCTGTAGTATTTAAAGGTTGACCAGTTGTATCTAACATCATACGGAATTTTCCTCTTAGACCAGTTCCGCCTAGGATTCCGTTTACGTTATATCCACTTTCTTCAACTTTAACCATTGCATCGTTGATGTCACTATATAAACCATTGTTAGTTTCTTGAACATATGCACCAGCAGTGATAGTACTAGGAACAAGCCCTGCTCTCCAATCTGTTGGTTTGTCTACTCCGAAGAATACAGCGTTATCAATTTTCTTTGCAAATGCTTCTTCAACTCTTGGTCTTACTGTAGCCCAAATATCAATTGAACTATCATTTAATAAATTTTCCTTAATAGGAACGATTACTGCTAATTCAGCAATGTTGATATATTTTTTATCCCATGCTAACTTAGTAATATTTTTTCTACCATTATTTGATGTCTCATCAACGAAATAAGCAACTGGTAGGCTGTCTAATACTCTTAATTTCGTTTTATCTGATGTTGCGTTAGGTAATCTTCTAAACATCGATAATGCTTTTGATTGTCTAATTGTTCCTTCAAATATCTCATTGGCTACTTGAGTTTCAATTAGAGCATCAACATCTGTTCTTGCAATTCCTGCCATTTTTAAATCTCTCCTTCTTTCTTTAATTGTTTACTGCGCCACGTAGTATGTCGTTCATAATGTCGTTTGTACTTTGTGGCTGATTTCCACCTGTGTTTAGACTAGGTGACGTTTGCACTTTCTTTACTACTGTGTCTCCAAAGTATTGTGGATTCTCTTTTTTGTAGGCTTCAAGTGCAGTGCTGAAGTCGGTTTCGTCATTTATTCTTGACAATACCTCATTCTTAACAAACTTTGAAAACTCTGACTTTACTTTGCTTCCACCCATTTGAATTTCTGCTCTTAAGTCTTTGTTCTCATTCGTTAGCGTTTGTAAATTTTCCAAAGTTTTAGAATTGTCTTCAATCTTGCTGTTCAAATCCTTAACTTGGCTTTCGTAGTCGGCTACTTTTTCTTTGTATTCATCTACTTGTTCTTTCAACCCTGTTAAGTATTTCCCATGTTCTGCCATTATTGTGTCGATGGTTTCTTGATCCAACTCCAAACCCTTAAGAAATTCACGCATTTTATATCTCCTCCTATCGTTAGTTTTTCGTCCCACGAAGACGTGTGAATTGATATAGGTTGTTTCCAACTCTAATTATATTATAACACAAAATAAAAAAGTGTCAATTTGACACCTTTTATTTTCTCATATCTTTGAAGTCTTCAAATGTTATTTTTGAGTTTGGATGTTCTTTTAGATATTTTTGATATGCTTTTTGTCTTATTGAGTTATTTATTTGACTATTGCCTTTTGGTTGTTGATTGTAGTCCTTAATCCACTGTTTTTGAGTTGAATTGTAATTTTCTTTTAAGTCTTCTTGTAAGCCTTTACTTATCTCTCTTACACTTTTTCCGTCAGCAATTTTTATCATAGTCGAATAGTATATGTCATTATTTACATCAGGAGTATATTGAATATCTCTTGCTATATTGTCTAAATCTTCTATACTTTTTGCACTTGCTGTTCTATTTATTAAATCTTGTGTATTCTTTCTTAAGTTTGTACTTAGTTCTTTATATTCTTTATCTAGTTCTTTTTGCCTATTTTCTGGTAAGTTACCTTTTAGTATTTTATCTGTTGTATACTTGTTTTGTATATCATCTGTTCTTTTAAAGTATTCTTCTGTATCAATTTTACCGCTTTTTAAGTTATTATATTCATCGTTTAGTTTCTTATTGTATTCATCGCTGGTTATTTTTTCTTTTGCTTTCTCTTTGTTATATGCATCTATATGTTCTTGCTTGTAATGTCTTTCTTCAGTTTCTAATCCTGTTTTTGGCCTTTCACCAAGTTTATCCTTTATTTCTTTTTCTGTATATCCACGATTCTCATACTCTTCATATTGTTTATCATATTTTTGTTGTTTTGCAATTGCTTTCATTCTGTTTTCAGTATTTCCTGTTTTTTTATCTTCATTAATAATATTCTCTAATCTTTTTATACTTTCTTGTTCATTATCATCTAAACTCTTTGGAGAATACCATTTCTTTCCTTGATCGTTAGTATGCTCTACTAATTCTTCACCCATTTCTTTTTCTAGTTTTTTGTGGGTTTCACTTTTTTCTTTATAGGAATCTGGGTATTCATTTTTTGCAGTTTCTTTTAGTTCCTCAAGACTCATACCATATAATCTGTCAAATTCTTTGTCACTAATTAACCCATATTTATCATTAATATCATCTAATAGCCTAGTTTTTTCGCTTTGCCTATCTAACCATTCTTTATCGGTCAATTTTGATTCATCCACTTTTTCTTTATATGTATCAGTCACTGTTTTTTTAACTTTGCCTTTAAATTTGCCACTTTCTTTCATAGCACTTGCTAAATCTTGCCCATCTTTAATAAATACTCTACGGCCACCTATTGTACGCCATACACCATTAACACCTTCAATTTTTGTACTCACTTTTATTTTTCCTCCTCTTTATAATATTTCCATATATAACCACCAGCAGTATGTTTTCTACCTTTACAAACTTTTGATATACTGCTATGCTCTATTCCTGTTTTTCTTTCTGCCTCTCTTGTGCTATTAAAAATACATATTTTTCTCATATTCTTATCTAGCATAACAACTGATTTTAGTTTTCCTTTTTTTAAAATGTTTGTTCTATGAAACGAATTTTGCTGATTTGTTACCATTTCAAGATTTTCTATTTTATTGTCATCTTTTATGCCATTTTTATGATTTACTTGCAAATCTTCACTGTAATCATTCAAAAATGCCATTGCTATTATTCTATGTGTTCTATATTTTTTTTGATATATATTAACATTTTTATATCCATCTTTATCATAACTCTGCTTCAATAATTTTGTTATACCAAAATTTCTAAAATTAATTTTTCTAATATTGCCTATATTACTTGCCTGATAATCTTTAAAATTTGGTATATCTTTCCATATTTCTTCCATCATTATCACCTTTTTAGGTATCTATACAATACCATATTAATACCTATAAATCAAGTTAAATTACTTTTTACTTGTTTTTTTTCTTCTTCGGTTTTTCTTCTTCTTTTGATAATTCTGGTAGTTCTACTTTTTCGATTTCGATTAATTCTACAGCATTGTTTGCTTTTAGATATTCATATCTTTCTGCACTGCAAGTCCATTCACTTTTTCCTGCCGTTCTTGGGATAAAACTGCCTCCTCTATTAACATCTCTGCCTTCGTAGTCATTAAAGTTTCTTATTGCTCTTACTTTGTAATTTCCCATGCTATCCTCCTTTATCATTTCATTGTGGTATTTATACCATATATCACTTCTTGGGCTTCCTTTTATCCACCCTTTATTTCCTCTTATGTAATGTATTATTTTTGCGTTGTCTACCATTCCTGTTGTTTCTGTTGAGTTGTATATGTTGCTCATATGCTTTATTCTATTTCTACATACTAGGTTTATTACGTCTTGATCTGGAAATGCATACCAGTTATGATTCAACAAGTATAGCATACTATCGTCTAGTTTTTCCTCTCTAATTTTCTTTAAGTCCATTAGCAGTACGCCACTATTTATGTATGTATCGTCTAGGCCGTATGTGTTTAGATATTTATTCCATTCTCCACCTTCGTGTATTCCTGCTAGTACATTGTCATCTAGTTCTGTATTCCATAGTTCTGTTATGTCGTCTATTACAATTGCATCTGCGTCTACATACAGTATTTTATCATCTTTTATCAATTTTGTAAAATAGCATCGTAGGTAGCACATCTTTGTGTACTTTGTCTTGTAGTTTGGGCTTGTTGGTAATACGTATTCTGGTGTTTTATTCACGTTTATGAATTCTACTCTTTCGTCATCTATAAAGTTTATTTTATCGTCTTCTATAAATAAATATACTTTTTTTACCTTGTTTGTTTTAAATAGTGCATATAATTCTGTTGCTAGGTATATGTACCAATTTCTGGTACAGCACATTGCTATTGTCATGTTTACCTCCCTATAACTGTAAGAATTCGCCTTGTCTTATTTTGTTCTTGCATTCCTCTATTTTGTTTTTTATAAAATGAATGTATGTTGGATTTGTTAGTTCGTTTAGTAGATCTAGCATCCCTGCTATGTGTCTGTATGCACAGTGATCCCATTCTATTTTGGCTTGTAGTGGGCTTTCATAAAGTTGATTCTTATTTGATGTTATGCTTTTGCTGTTCATCTTGTTCCATGTGTGTGTTACCTGTCCGAAGTTAGCATAACTGCCAATTCTGTTTATTAGTCTGTAGTGGTAGTTTCTGTCTTCCATTAGCGTATTGAATTCAAACAGCGGTGCTATTTCTACTCTAAAGCATTTGCACCATACTGCACACATTGCGCCTATTGTCATGAATAGTTCATCTTTGTTTCTGTATCTACATTTTCCTGCTGGCCTTATTTCGTTTCCTATGTAGTATTGATAGTCTAGGGTTATTAGATCCTCGTCGTCTATAAAGTCATTTAATCGACTTAACACCTCGTTATTTGCTAGCCAGTCATCACTGTCTATGAATAGTAAATATCCGTCTGGATTGCTTTTTTTTGCCTTTAAAATGCCTATGTTTCTGCTACCACCATTGTATAGTTTTATTTCGTTTTGTATTAGTGTTATTCTTTTGTCTTCGTATTGTTTTACTACACTTACGGAGTCATCTGTACTCATATCGTCTATTATGTACATTTCCCAGTTGCTATATGTTTGTTCTAGCACACTTTCTATGGTTTTGCCTATCCACATTGCATTGTTATAGTTTGGTACTATTATGCTGAATTTTACATCTTTCTTTTGTGGTTTCTTTAGTATTTCTGCCATATCTAGTTTGTCAATATATTTTATTTTTGGCTTATGGCTTTGGTATTCCCCTATTGCCACTTTCCTTATAGCCGTTATATTTGCTATGTCATCTGTTTCTGCAATTAGTATATCATAGCATTCGTTATTGTATTTTTTCATCTTTATGTTTACGTTGTATTCTTTTAGTTCTTGCACATACTTTTCGTCATCTATCAGTATTGTTGCGTCATATTCTAGCAGTTTATCTATGTGGCCTTTGTTTCCTTGGTAATAATATCCTATCTTAGTCATAGTTTTCCCTCGTGGAATAGTCCATTTCTATTCCTTCTTTCTCAAAGAAATCTCTTGTTTCTTTGCACCATTTTCCCCTGTATAATCCAAATGGTTTGGGGAATGTGTACCCTACATCTATGATGAAGTCTCCACTATTTATGTAATATTCAAAGTCAAATGCTATGTTTAGTCTTTCTATTTCCCAAGGTTGGCAAGTAATGTTTAGTATTTGCATTAATTTATCTTTTTGCCATAATCCACAGAACAGGCTTGTTATGGCTATTCCACGTGGATTCTTTATTTTAAATCCTTCATATTGGCTTGGTTTATCTGCTGAATCGAATGATTTTTCAAAGTTAAAGAGTGCTATATTTCCTTTTAGATTTTTTTCTACATATTCTATTCTTTTTGTGTCTACTGGTTGTCTTATAAATCCGTCATCCATCATCAGTAATATTTTATCATCATCTATTTCTTTCAGTGTTTCTCGTATTCTTTTTGTCCACATATCAAATGGTATGTCTTTTGTTATTGTTTTGTAATATGGATTCTTTACTGTTTCTGTTGTATAAATTATTTCTGGGTGATTTTTCCAGTATTTTTCTATGCATATTTTAAAAGGTTCGAATAAGTCTGCGTTCTTATCACAACTAAGTACCAATATTTTCATTTTCCCATTCTCCTAACATTTCTTCTAGTTCTTCCCTTGTTAGTCTTTCTGCTGTGTCACTTTGTAATGGTTTTATGTATCCATAGTCGTTTTGTATATCTTTATTTACTCTGTAGTATTTTTCTTCTATAAAGTCACTATGGTTTAGTTCATTTACTGTTAATAGCGCCTCGTCTGTTTTTTCTTCACATCTGTTTCCTATTATTTCATAGTCTTCGCTGAATAGGTTTGCTATGTCTTTTATCGTTGCGGATTTGTTATCATACACGAATAAGTCATTATGTTGTCCGTTTATTAGTGCGTACCATACTAATTCTACTGCTTCTTTTATGCTCATAAAAAATCTTGTCATATCTGGATTTGTTAATGTTAGTTTTTTACCTTCTTTGGCTAGTTTATTAAATACCCATACTACACTGCCATTAGATCCAAATATGTTGCCATATCTTGTTCTTATTATTTGTGTATCTCTGTTGTCTACACATTGGCAGTACATTTCTACGAATAACTTGCTACATCCGTATATCGTTGTAGGGTTTGTGGCTTTGTCAGTGGATAGGAATACAAGTTTTTTAACTTTTTGTTCTATGCTTGCATTTATTACATTTATGCAACCGTCTATGTTTGTTTTTCTGCATTCGTTAGGGTTGCTTTCACATTTGTCTATGTGTTTCATTGCACTGGCTAGTATTACATAGTCTGTTCCCTTTACTGCATTTTGTACTGCTTCGTAGTCTCTTATGTCGCCTATTATGTATTTTACTTTGCCATTTGTACCTATTTTTTGTTTGTGTTCAAATTGTAATTTTTCATTTCTTGAAAATATTACTATTTCATCAACATTTTCTTTTAGCATTTTTTTTGTCATTGCCGTACCAAAACTACCTGATCCACCAAATATCACTATTCTCATTTTCTCACCACCTTTATTATACCATAAAAAAAAGAGTGTGTAAATTCACCCTTTTTTTACTTTTCTTTGAACATGTTGCCTATGTTATTATGCTCTGTCATGAATAAGTCGAATAAAGTGTCGCTTACTTGCATATACTTGGCTTTCATTTCTTCGCTGTCGCAATACTTTGCCATCATCTTCCACTTATAAGCATCTACCATTAGATCCAATGTTTGTTTTGCATATTTTTTAAAATTGCATACAATTTCTTCATATTCTTCGTTTTCCATAATTCCCTCCTACTTGGTTATATTCTCTAATATTCTATCTTGGCTTGCAAGATGTAAATCTTGAGTTTTTAAATGATTTTCTAAATCGTCTAATATTCTTTGTGTATCATCTGTTTGTAGTCTATTTTCTTCTAGGTTCTGCAAGGCTATGTATAAAGCATATACACCTACTAAAAATGATAATATTGTTAATCTATCTAAAAATTTCATAGGCTTGTTTGTGTTTCTGTTGTTGCGCTTTTAGGGCATACGTTGCATTGAATAGTAAATTGGCCTAGTGTGTAGTTATCGTTGGCATCTCCGTACCCTATTCTGTACATTGTTCTTTTGCTTAATTGGTTAGCATAAAGTGTGTTAGCATAGCGACACAATACGGGTATGTTTCCTAATGCTGTTTGGATATACACTGGTAAGTTTGCTGTTGCTTCTACATTACAAGCAATTATTATTCTATAACAAGTTGCATTTGTAAGTGTTTTAACTTCCCTGTTTGGTATTAATATAACGCCTGTGTCTGTTGTTGTTACACTTGATATATACATTGTATTATTCATATCGTTCTCCTTCCTAAAAAAGACTAGACTTATATTGTCTAGTCATATAAGTCACTCATTAAAATAATGAGGAATTGCCACAGCATCCGCACCCATAGTAGCATGGAGGTTTTGGAGCAGTTGTTGCTAAATTACTTAATATGTTTTGTGTAATTTGAGCAGTTTGATTTGCATTTGACAAACTATCTCTTGTCGTCTGTAATTTATCTCTTAGATCGTCAATCACATTAGTTTGCATTTGACTTAATATAGCATTTGTATTGCTATTCATAGCATTTGTCAATACTGCTGTTTGGTTTGCTATTTGTGTAGTAATGTCTTTGCTTGATAATAGGTTATCATACTTTGCATTTAATATTGCGTCTGTGATAGCACATTGTCCTTGTGCTAATGCTCTTGCGTTGTTATCTTGAGATTGGTTATAAAGCGAATTCTGGATATCAGCCAAAGCAAATCCGCCATTGTTTCCTCCCCATCCAAAGCCATTGCCACCGATAGCCATTAAGAAGATAAATAACAAGATAAATCCACCTACACCACCAAATCCAAATCCATCATCGTTTTTAGTTAGTGCAAGTACATCTCCTGCTGTTAGTCCTGAACTTTGCATATGTTCACCTCCTTTCTATTACTTTTTATTCAACATATTCATAATGCTTTGTAATTGTTCTTTAGTTATGCCTTTATCGTTGCACATTTTTGCTATCGCTTCTGCTTGCTCTTGATTACTCTTGTTTTGGAATAGGTTTAGTGCTTGTTTTTGGTTTGAATTTAACATGTTCATCATCATCTGCATTGGATTCGATGCATTCCCTAACTGTGCTAGTAGGTTTTGTATGTTCATTATTTATCACTTCCTTTAACTTTCTTATTTCTTCTTCTAGTGCATTTATTTTTTCGTCTTTTTTGTCTATAGGGTATATTTTGGTTATATTCCATTTTTGGAGTGATCCGTCAACACCTTTTAATATCATCAAATTATCGCCCACAAAGAGAGTTTTGTTTGCCACGTATAAATTGTCTACCTCTTCATTTTCATTTAATACACGCCATTCTACGGTGTCTCTAGGTGTTATCTGGCTAGGGTTTGCATTTATAAAGTTATTTACTGGTGTTTGTTGACCTACATTTTGATAGTTTTTAATAAGATTTTCTATTTCTTCTTTTTGTTTTGATAGTCTGTCTAGCATAAAATTGTTATTATACATATTTACCTCCAATATGAAAGGAGAGTGTATAGCATCTGTGTTTTAAACTATCTGCTTCAACTCTCCCTTCTTGGTTTTAGTATATTCTTTTTTTGGCTTTTGTTCTGGCAATAAAAAAGCACCACTACATTAGCAGTAATGCTTTCCACGCTTGTATGAATACATAGTCTTGGTATATGTCCTTTAGTTTTCTTATTTCGTATCCTACGGTTCTTTGGCTTACACCTATCTCCATTGCTATCTTTACTATGCTGTCTTTATTTATAAGCATGTTTATGATCCTTATTTGCTCATCTGTGAGTTCTACATTCCTTATAAAGTCGTCATATATTGCTTTGATTCTTAATTTTTCGACCATTTCCCCACCTCGTTGCAGACTATTTTATATGGTTTCCTTTTAATTGGAATGCAAAGATAGTGCAAATAATAGCAATTAGTAGCATTTAATAGCAATGCTTTACTTAATAAAAGTATTTGTTTATTTTTTCATATATTTCTTTTTTTCGGTATAGAATTGTTCTTATGGAGTATCCTGTTTTTACCATAATACTTTTGTTTGGTTCTCCACTTATACACAGATCCAATATTGTTTTCTCTTTCTTGCTTTCTTTTAGGATGCCTTTTTTTATTATGAAATCATACGTTTCTTTTGGCATGTCAAAGTAGTAATGTTTCTTATTCATTTGATTTCCCCCCTGTCTGGCTGTGTATTATACCCTATAACTTATTTTATAGCAAATAAAAAGCACTATCTAGTGCCTTTTAATTCCTTTACTTCGTTTTTAATTACAGCAACGTCTTTTTCAACAACTATCATTCTGTCTTTTAAATTATTATACTTTTGCACCTTTTCGTCTAGTTCATTTATTCTATAAATTACTAGGTCGTTGTTTCTTTTGTTACTTGAAACCGTTGCCAAGACAGAAGGTATTGCTACACATAGGCCACTTATTATGGCTGTCCAAATTCCTTGCATAAATAACCCTCCCTACACTTTTATTCATTTTAATTATAACACTATTTCAAGAAAAAGGCAAATCGGTTATTGCCTTTTATTTATTTCTTCTACTACTTGATTTATCTTTTCTTTTAATACTTTGAAATTGTAATCTAATTTTTCATCTTTTTTTAACTTGCCTTCAAAATAAAATCTAGGATTATCAAAACTATATAATTCATCATCAGGTATAAGTGGTATGTCTTTATCTTCTTCATCAAGCATCTCTACTTCATCATTTAAGTAAATCTCTAGTTGGTCTAGTTTATATATTAAGTTTTCTTTACATACCATCATTTTATCAAATGAACCTGTAATATAATTTCTATATTTTACATACTTTGGTACTTCTTCACCATTTGCTATTTTATTTAATAAATCAATTACTTTCATATAATTCCTCCAATAACTTAATTAAATCGTTGTAAGCACTCACTTTGCTTACATATCTTTTCTTTTTTCGCATTCTATCTTCCAGTTCTGCCTTTATTTTTAATTCATATAACTTGTTAATTGCATAGTCTATCATTCGTATGTTCTCCATCTTTTGCCTCTCCATAGTCTTAATTTTTTATTCATTTGTGCTTTAAAATATGCTTTATCATCTAGTATTTTACCACATAAATGGCACACACCTGATTGTTTTACGTAGCATCTATAATTTTGATATCCACATACATCACATTTTACGTTATCCAATTTTCCTTTTTTCATTTTTTTTCCCCCCTGTATGCTAGTACATAATCTAGTTGTTTTTCTGTCATATGGAATAGTCTGTTTATATACATAGTTAATGTATAATGTTTACCATTCTCTTTTAACATCTTCTTTAGTTCTTTATTTTTAATTATCATTTATTTACCCTCTTTTCTTTTTTGTTTGTTTTGTGCATATAAACATGAAGTTTATTGGTATCATCATTACGCAGGCTACATACCAACGCCATACCCATAATTGTTCTTTTACCACACCTTTGTCTACCCATACAACTATACCCATTTCTATGATCATGAATATTAGTGCTATTATTTTAAGCCAGTTTATTCTTTTTTGTTTCATCTCATTACCTCCTATCTAATTGAATAGTACCACATGTTTTTCCAATAGTCAATCTTTTTTATTCACTTGACATAATAAAATGAGTGCCGTTATGAGCACTCATAGAGAATAGGGGACACATATGAATGTGTCGGTGTTCCAATTGTTTTATCAGAACGATTATATTATAACACAGTTTTAATTACCCTGCAACTTATCTTATCAATCCAACTTCTTTAAATTTCTTTTGAAGTATTCCAGCAATATCTTCAATTATTTCCCACTTGCCACCTTTTGAACTGCCATCTATTGGTTTTGGATCAATTATGGAATATAGATATTCTTCACCCTCGTCGTCTATTATCTCCAAACATTCTGTGTCGTTATCTATACTTGTGCATTCATAGATTCTGCCGTTTGTTAATCCAAATCCGTCATAAAATGTTTCACCTATGTATTTTACTTTCATTTCCGTTTCACACCCTTTATTTTTATAAATTCTTGTCTGCCTTCATTTTCAAACCAATGAATTTCATAGTTGTTATATTTACCTTTTAATGTACCTGCCTTCTTTTGCCATACTTGTTTGTATGTTGGATATTTCTTTGTTAGCGCTTCTATTCTTTTTAATGGTGTAGAAGTGCCATATCCTGCTATTACTCTAACATCTTCAAGTTTGGCATCTTTTGGTAATACTACACCAATATTACTATATTCTAGTGTTTTTTGCAATATCATATCGTCAGATTTTGCTACTTTTGGGGCTTTGTAGTACGACATGTCTTGTCGCCTGTACCCGCTTACACGTAGTCTTTCTGGTTTTGTTGGTAATCCACTCACTTTAGATAGATCTTTGTACTTGGTTGATAATTGTGTTATTTTTTGCTGTGATTGTAGTATTAGGGATTCATTGCCTGCTGATCTTCCTGCTATTTGTAAGTCTTTTTGCTTTCTTATCTCCAGTTCTATTTTTCTTTGTAGTTGTTGTCCTTCGTACATTGTATAGTGTTTTCCTTCGTAATCAAAACCCTTATTGTTTCTATCTATTATTTTCTGTAGTTCTTCGTTGTCATATTGTGGTTTATTTACACCAAGTACAATGCTAAATGTATAGTGATAACAGTTATATTGGCTTATGGATCTACGATCGTGTCCTTCGTATTCTGCAGGGAATTCTTTTCCTTGGTAATCTACAGCATCTATATCGTTTTGGAATTTGTAGAATTCTTGGTTTGAGAACTGCCTACCTTGTATTTCTTGATGATCGGGTGCTGGGTTTTCGTGTACGGATATTTCTACGCCATCCGATTCAAATTCTTCTCCTATTTGCTGTTGCATTTCATTGTGTAAGTCTCTTAATCCACCCTGCATGGCCATTCTTACTGCACTATCCATTCGCATTGAACGACCATTCTCGTAGTCTATCGTTCTTATTCCACTTTCTGCTAGTTCTTTTAATACTCTATATGTTGCACTTTCAAATGTTTCTTTTCCTTGATCTACGTTTAGTATTGCTTCGTCTAGTGCATTCTGATACGTTCTGGCTAGGTTTGTGTATACTACACGCCCGTTCTTATCGTGTCTCATAAATGCTAGCGAACCGCTTATGTTTCTGTATTTGTTTGCTGTTATTTCTGCTAATGCGTCCACTTGTCTTTTTAGTGCTATGTTTTGCTCGTATGGTATGTATTTCTTGTTTCTATATCTGTAGAATTGTTCTGCAAACCGATAGTCACTATCCGCTACTTCATGGAATATTTTTTTTATGTCTTTTATGTTAAGTTCTGTTATCTCGGCTAGTTTTTTAACTATCTTGTCATAATCTCCACCATATTTTAGTATTTGTACTAACTGTTGGGCTTTGCTTGGCGAAAGAGTACCAATTTTCTTGATACTCTTACCTATTTGTTCTAATACATATTCATTGCCTTGTTCTATTCTGTTTGTAAGTCTTTCTATTACTTTTTCTATTACCTCATCGCTTAGCATAGGATTGCCTCCTATTCATCTACCCATTGTATCGTTCCGTTTACGTTCTTTAGAACTTGAGTTTTGCTTGCATCGTAACCTGTCATAGTTGTATAATGTGTTGTATCCAATAGTGTGTAATTAGCAATACTGATATTACACGAATTAATAGTATCAACTTCTGTTCTTCCAGAATTAAATGTTAAATTTATTGTTAA